TTAGGATTTGAAATACCGTTCATTGAAACTAAGCTTTGAACTGTCGTTCCAAGACGACTGGCAATGCTTGAAAGATTGTCTCCTGAGCGTACAGTGTAAGATCGTGCTGTAGCCCCAGATTGACCGCCTGTGAAGCGAATAACCTGACCCGTATAAAATCATGTTCGGATTAGATAAACTGTTCTGACGTGCCAATTCTTGCCAGTTAGTGCCCCAATTTGAAGCAATTGCACTCAAGGTATCGCCTGATTGGACGATGTGAGTTTGAGTATCTCCAGCCGAACTACTTCCGCCTGTATCTAGCGCTTGAACATCGCTTGCTGCAACCCAGCTCATAATATTATCAAGCAAGACTTTATTGCCTGACTTTTGAAGGACTTTATATGAGTTTTCTTTTACCCATTTAGGAATTGCTTGACCTGTTGAGTAATTTGTGGCGCTGAACTTGATTGTGACAGTCATGCCCTCTTTGATTTCACTTGGCGTCACTTCGTTGGCATCTTTACCGTCATCAGTGGCTGGTGTGTCAGTATCCGGTTTAGTTGCGTTTCCGTTCTCATAACCTTTGTCAGTGATTCCAGTTAAGTCAACATTTCCATCAAGTCCGCCAGCAACATAAGTTGATGTGAACTGGAATACTGAAATTCCGTCCATGCTAGGGAAAAAGCTATAATTTGGAACTGGAGTAACTTCATAATTTGGATAAGCTGCAATCCAAAGTGAGTTAGGGAACTCTTTGATGATTTGCTTATAATTAACATTGGCCAAAGTGTACGGCTTGTAAGAATAATGCATTGGAGTATATCCAGCGGCTTTTACACGTCGCATTCCGTAAAGAATCGCATCAGTATTGGCTTGTTTATCTCCACTTGCTCCACTTTCATAGTCTAAAGCAACGATAGAGTTTTTAGGCGTTTGAATTTTTGACAAGTAACGGTCAAGTGCTGCTTTTGCTACTTCTTGCGAACCTCCGACTTGATACCAAATATAAGTGTGCGCTCGTTTACCTTGAGCAATTGTCGATGCAACTTGCGTTGAATAAGTCGCTTGGTCAACGAATAAACCGCCATAAGTTCCACCAATTTGACTAAATGCAAACTTATCATGGTCATAACCAAAGTTCCCATAATCTCCATTATATTTTGACCAGTCCACCCCTTGGTCACCAACTGCCGCAAATACTGGTCCACTTGCTGCAACAACAAAGAAAGCTACCATTCCAATGGCAGCTTTTTTAATTACTTTTTTCATTTGTTTTCCTCCATATCATTCGACTGGCTATTATACTTAGCAGCACTTACTCCAGCCAATGTTCCCAAGAATGCTGTGAATGCATTCAAGGTGATAATGACTAGATCAGTCTCGCCCCAATCATAGGCTTTACCAATTACACTGATAAAAACACTGAGAGCTGGCAATGCTGTTAAAACAGCCCATTTGATAATGTTGTAAACTTTGTCATTTGAAATCATTTTCTTTTCCTTCCTTGTATCTTTCATAAATTTCGTGAGCATAATGATTCCCACCAAGTGCGGTATATTCATCAAAAATGCCACTGACAATTTGTAAGCCATAATCGTGATTAATTGCTTCTCCAAGCTCAACACGTTTAATGACTACTAAAAGTATTCTTAATTGCTCTTCCTGTTTCTTGGTCATTCTTCGATACATCCATCCGAAAATACCAGAAACTATAAGAAGGGCGGCCCAATTATCAATAATAAGCTTAAAAAATTGCCACCCTTCATGTACTAATGCATCCATACCCCCTACTTTCTAATAATTGATACTCCAATTTGTATTTTTCCTTTCATTGTTAATGAAGTGGCACAGAAGTATAAATATAAGTGGAATTGTCCACCAAATTTGATATGATTTTATTTAATGGTTTTCAGGCTAAAGAAATAGACTTCCAACCATTGATAAACACATACAATTTATTATCTGCAGTATTGATACACATAGAGCCATTTATTGTTCCGTCTATCGGCGGCGCACCTGTTGTAGTTTTTACAAATGGAATGAAACCTTGTCGAGTGAATCGGCCTACGTCCACTCCAGCCAATAGCACTCTAGCAGACCTGTTCCCTTCAGTTCCGTTGCCACTGTCATATCTGATGATTACTTCGTCTGAACTTCTCCCCAATGCTAAGACAGCTCCAGCTGATGTAGTTCTAAGAGCGGAATATTGTCCTGAACTATCTTTAATTCTGACACTTTGACTATTGTAATCGTTACTGTAAATATCTACAGCTACATTTCTTTGGGCAGTTGTATTATCTACCATTTTAGACCCTTTGAAACTATTAATCCCTATTGTGTTACCTAATGAAGAGCCGTCCAAGACTACATTACCCCTTCCAATTGCTTGTACATTTGAAAAAGATAAATGTTTAAGATAAATATTTACTGCTGCTATTTTGCTGAAATTGTTCTGAATGTTGATCGCTTCTAACGATCCCGAATCAGAACCTTCTCCCTCTACCCAAATGGCATATTCGTGTTTATTGTTTTCGAATAAACAGCCTTCGATGTTATAGCCACCAATATTAGATGCATTACCAATGATTTTAATCGCTGGAGCTGTATCATGATAGAAAAAAGAATTGGAGTTATCCAAATTTATAGTAGAGCAATTGTCAAACATCAGACCTGCAAAAGCACTATCAACTGTATAGCCATTTTCTTTCGCAAAAAGTCTATTATTAGTGAAAGTAGATTCTGCAAGTTTGGTAAAATACATGGTTTCTTCAACACGGCTAATTTTTTTAGGATGCACGCGGATTTGATTGAAGGAGATCATCTCTCCTGCAACTCTTTCTGACCTCATGACGCTTCCGCTAAAAGAATCAAAGTACAAAAATTCAAAAGAGCAAGTGTAAATCAGATTTTCAAACCAAATTCCTCGCGTACTAACAGTGTCCTTAGTCGCATCAAATCCCAATTTACTTACAGTGATATTATCCAAAGGGCTAATTCCGTCTTCATCTTCAATTTTGATTACAGGAGAAAAAGATTGACCGCCATTAAAATTAGGAGCCACAATGAATCTTGAATCGAAACAATTTACACCTTCCAGTCTCATTGTTCTTTTATAAATTCTTATAGGATTTGAAATTAGATATTACCCTGGTGGAACAAATACAAATCCTATTCTTGTCTTAATTGCGTAGTCAATTGCTTTTTGAATAGATAAAGTATCATCTACAACTCCGTCCCCAACTGCTCCAAACCACTTCACGTTTAAGCCGCGTTCAGCAGATTCGTTATAAACCCTGGTCATGAACGATTTATCCGATTCGAATGACCTAAAATCAGTGTTTTTTCCGATTTGTTTATCTAGCCTAGTCGGCAGGTCTGGATATGCCGAATTAGCTTCCTCCGGTTTCCTTGACCTTATCAACTCGCTAAGCACCTGACCACCTGGATCAATCGATTCAAGAATCTCACGATTTGCTTTCACAAACTCTTCCCAACTCGTTCTACCATCTTCAATATATTGGTTAAAGATTCGATTTAACTCTTTGAAAGTCCACCAATAGTTTGAGTCTTTGAAGGGTTGCGAATAAATGGATTTCTCAACAATATAGTGAAAAGTCCGAGTGGAGAATTGCTCAATCCACCGCCCGCCTTCTTGTTTTCTAAAGCTAAAATAAGCTTCATTTCGTCCAACCATTTGAAGCGCATTGTCACTGGCAATATAATTCAATGTTCCATTTTTGGCATCAAAGGAGACAACACTTTCTTCTGATAATCCTTGACCTGTGGTTTCTTGTGCCATTAAACAAAAGAACGGTTGCAGTCCCTCAAAACTCTTGGGCTGACCGTTCTCTACAATTTGAGCAACAATGGCTTGACTATTGACATCCGCATGTCTTAGCTTAACAATGCCAATATTGTTATTAGGCTCTGTGGTGGACAGTGTTATAAAATGTTCTGTCATAATAGACCCTTTCTAAAATTTGATATAATCCCTTGGATTCTTAAAGTGAGCGCTTGATGATGGCCAATATTGGTCCATAAATTGGAAGTGCAAATGTGGCCCGGTGACTGGGCCAGTCGCTCCCATAAGTCCAATTTGTTGGCCCTTTTTAACATTTTGACCCACAGAAACATCGATTCTGCTTTGATGTGCGTACCCTGTATAAAGTCCATCCGCATGCTTGATGACCGTGTAATTTCCATACCAGTCATAATAATTGCTTCCCGCTTGGACAACTTGACCATCGCCAGAAGCTAAGATTGGAGTTGTTGGATTGCCATTAACCAAGTCCATAGCATTGTGAAATTCTTGCGCTCCGGTGATTGGACTCGTTCTCCAACCCATTTCACTTGTTACGGTAATAGGACTTGAAATTGGAGCAATATAACCTCCGCTACCGCTTGGGATTTCAAGATTAACAAATTTGTTATACCATTCTTGGGCCCAAGTGCTACGTTCAGGATGTCCGTTTAAGGGACGTTCAAAGTTAGCTACAAAAGCTTGCGTTGCAGTATTGATATTGGTTAATGTCATGAATTGAGTCCAAGAATAAGGATAAGAACTTGTCGCAATCCATTGGCCATTTGGTGAATGCCACATCAAGAGCTTGAATTGGGCTGTGATTGTGTCAGGATTGTCAGTGACTCCTGCTCTCGTCATAAGGTTAATCATATAAACACGTCCAGAGCTAGCTCCTGAACTATCCGTCCATTGCCAAACCCCATAACCGAAACCAGGACGTCCACCGCCCTCATCAGCCGTTGGATTTGCATCAGATTCACCCTGTGCATTTCCGAGTAAAGCGGCAGCCGCTTGTTTAGAGAATCCAGCCCCAATTGCCAGTGCCCATATTTGCCAGTAACGTTTATCACGATCACTTGTGACTTCTGGTGGGTATTGACCATTCCAACCAGCGCCACCGCCGCCAGAGTTTCCTCCACCGTTGGTATCGATTTTTACTCCATTAACATAAAAGTTACCATCAACTTTTACTTCTCCGTAAAGATTTAATTTGCGATTTTCAGCCGTACTGTCTTTTGGAATTTCTAAAACATTTAAAAGCGCTCCGTTGTTTCCCTTTGATGACAAGGCAAATGAATATCCTTGATTTTGAATCGCATTGATCCCTTGGAGTTGTCCACCGACATAAGTTGGAGCAAATGCGAACATTTCTTTTTCAGAAGAACCGTCTTTTTTTATAAAGCGAATCTTTCCTTGATCAAGTTCAATAATGAAATCATTATCAACTGAGCGAATCTTGACCCCTTGCAAAACTCCGGCATTAATAAAGTTAGCATTGAAAGTCCCATCAAGTGTCCATGCAGTATTACTTTTGCCATTATGAACATCTTGAATTGTCGTCCATTGACCTTTTTTACATTGCTTAAAAGATATCCCAGCATTATTTTGAATCATGAAATACTGTGAATCTTGAATCTTTGGACCATCCATAAAGACTTGCTCATAGGTCTCTCTTGATTGAGAGACGCCCGCTTCAATTCCGTTGACCATGTAAATCGAGCCACCATTGGCACCAGCACCGCGCATAATATCGTCTTGATACTTTCCAATTTCTGTGGAGTCATACCAAGTCATTTTGTTGCTATCAAGGTCAGAGATATTGCTTTGAACTTGTGACAGTTGTCGATTAATTGAGTTTCCGCTTAAATTATCTCCTAGACTAGCTTGTACTCGACCATTAACATAATCAGTAACCACTTTAAAGACTCTTGTCTGATAGTGATAATTTCGGTCCCCTCTGTGGATTGAAACAGTATTTCCAATTGAATCACTACCCAATATCTCAGTACTAAACTGAACGAGTGGCCGGCAGTAATAAGCTAGTTGGTCATAAGTCTTTTGTAAAAGTTCGCTTGCATCTTCCACATCATCAAAGACAACAACCGTTTTACGTGGTAACATTTTTCCGTTTGAGGGAATGCCATATTCTTTCGTCATTTCTGGATATTCAATCCAATTTTGACCTTTAGGCTTATCAAGTGGTTTACCATTTGACTTTCTCCACTCGACATCTGAAAACTCAAGTCTTCGTCCATATCCGTCCCCAACTTCTTCACCTTTCCCACGTCCAATTAGGGCAGTGACAATATTTGTGCGGTCTTGTTGGTGGACAATTTTCAAAACTTCATCGCCATATTCAAAGCGTTTATTGGTTATTTTCCCAATTTGGTTATAGCAGTGAATGATTTTTTTAGCAATCTTATTTCCTGTAATTTCAATTGAAAAGGTAAACTCTGCGCCTAACTCTTGTAGAGCTTTTAAAGCTTCACGCATGGAAGTATAGTAGAAAGTACTGGAAACTGTTTTAATTGGTTCACAGATACCCAATACCCAGTCACAACCTGAATCAGATAAAAGCTGATTAATCACATAAGAAAAAGACCTATTTTTAGGTCTTATATCTTTAATGATAAAATTGTCCAGTTCGTCGACTGCAAAATTTATCGCTTCAAATGAAAGCAGATTATCTTCGTCTTTTGCGGTTAAAATTCGATATAAAGAAAATTCTTGTTCTTTCGTATCATTAACTGCAATATAGCTGGCATCTTTAATTGTTTCATCAAAAGGTAAAGAAACTGAAAGTGTGTCATTCATTAGTTCAGAAGCGTTAGTTGTGATTTCTTTTGTCTGAACACATTCTATGAATTCATCGGAATCATAACTTTTGATAACTTGTTGCATCTTATCTAAAAGTAAGATATTACTCACTAAAGCACCGCCTTTCTATATTGAATCGTTAACTCATAGTTTGAACTTGAAAAATCTGTTCCAGTTGTCAATCTGATATTTTTAAAATCAGAGTCAAGGTCTAAGAGGTTGTTATTTACTTTTCCATTAATAAAAGTATTGCCAGATTGAAAATCAAATTCCAATAGGTCGCCTTTTTTAGCCTGTGATGATTTCAAGCGATAATTTCCATCAGTCGCAAGTAATCCCCCTGTCAGTAATTTAAATGACAACCTATCTGGTTTAACTGGATAGGGCAAAACTTCAATGACTTTATTTTTTACAATTTGAATTTTTCCGTGTTTAAATGGATCACTACAAAGTACAGTAAAACTTGAAATAATTGAATTAGTATCTCCCGCTACAGTATCAGCAGTTTGGAAACGGCCATAAAAAGTATATTCCAGATCATCATTAAAAATAATGGGAACATCTTCTTGACGAATCAAGAATGCTTTTAAAGTATCAAACTTTTCTTGTAAAGCTCGAGGGTCCCTATCCTCAAGCTTATATTTTATCGTCAGCTCCCGAGGAGGATATTTCACATTGGTGATTACTCCTCCCACTTGCATTTCTTGTGATTCAAAGCTGAGAGAATACATTTCTCGCCCCTCAACCGTCAAAGTCTGATAACCTTCTATGAGTTCTTCTAACCAAGTCCCATCATAACTCATGGCGCTGGTTGGAATAAAAGGAAGGTTGCGATAATGCTTCTGTTTTGTCGTATCTCTAAACTTGTACATTTCTACCTCCCGACTAGAATTTATTCATCATGACGTTTTGCCAGCCTTGAACTCCTGAAATATCTTCAACAAAAGCCTTATATTCTTGGCTTCCGAGTTTTAAGGTTACATAAGCCGGCTGTTTTCCTTGGTTAAGATTCACATCATGAGAGACTTGACTACTAATTGAGCGGTTAGCTGCCGCAACGTTCGCCCCAATATCCACAGAATAGTCAGAATTAATTGCATTAGCAATCATGTCGCCCATTCCTGAAACATTGGATTGAACATCACGGAAACCTCCAGTTAAACCAGAATTTAAACCATTCATAATGGCATTACCAGCGGGAATTAAAAGTTTTCTGTCGACACGAATTGGACCTTTATGCTTCCGAATCCAATCTCCAATTCCACTTATAAATTTCATCCCATCTTCCCACTTTTGTTTTAATCCTTTTACAAGTCCATCAATGATGGCTTTACCAATATCTAGCAAGTTTATATTTTTTAGATTGTTAAATGTCGTTTTTACATTATCAATCAGATTGCTAACGCTTTGTTTCAAACCGTCCCAAATTCCTTTGAGTCCGTTAATCATTCCGTTCCACAAGTCAATTGTGCCTTGTTTGAGATTTTCCCAACCTTGTTTGACTCCATTCACAATAGCATTGGCAGAGTCAACGACCCACTGTTTAAATGAAGCCCATGTATCTTTGACCCATTGAATGGTAGCATTCCATAAATCAACGGTATCTTGCTTAAATGAATTCCAACCATTAACAATTCCGTCAACAATAGACTTGGCCATATTAACGACCCATGTTGTGAAAGCTCCCCAAAGGCTTTGAACTGTATTTACAACTGTCGTCCAGATATTAGAAACAGTTTGTCCCCAAGCGGTGAAGAAACCAACGATAATTTGGACAAAAGTAGTTACTAATGTTTGTATATTAGTAAATAATGTTTGCCAGAGCATTGCAAAATCTTCTTTGAATTGGTTAAAGTCCCCAGTGATTAAATCAATGAGTAGTAAAACAGGCCCCATAACAACCGTCTTAATAATCTCCCAAGCTGAACCAAAGATAGTTTGGACTTGCCCCCATAATCCGCTAAAGAAATCAAGAATTGGTTGAAAGATTGTTTTGATTGTCTCAATAAATGGTGCAAGGGTAGTTGTTACACTGTCCCAAGCACTAGCTAAGCCGCTTGTTGTACCTTTCCAAAGATTAGCGAACCACTCCTTGATGCCATTCCAAGCATTTTTAACACTATCAACGGCATCTTTTGCACCTTGGATTGTTCCATCCCAAAGTCCTTTGGCTCCATTTTTGATATTGTTCCAGGTATCAGTGAACCATTGAGTAATGTCTCCCCATTTTTCTTTGATTGCTTCGGCTGCATCGGACGCAAATTTCTTCACATTTGCCCATACTTCTTTTCCGAATTTAGAAATTTTATCCCAATTTTTATAAACTAAAATTCCTATAGCTATAACAGCCGCTATGGCAGCGATTATTCCTAAAACTGGTAAAGAAATAGCAGTAAAACTTCCTCCTATTAGAGCAAGTCCAGAACGCAAGGCTAGAAAGCCGACTTTTACTCTTTGTAGAGTAACAACAGCTTGCCCAAATATTACTAATAAAGGTCCGATTGCAGCCACTATCAGTCCAATTGTAACTATCATTTTTTGTACAGGCTCAGGAGCAGAAACAAATTTATCAACTAATCCTGAAATTGAATCAGCAACTTTCCTAACTGCTGGAGATAAAATCTTTTGAACAACTATTGCAGCTGACTCAAGCGCTCCCATCATTTGTTCTAATGATGAGTTCATATTATCCTGCATAGTTTTAGCCATTTTGTCAGCTGCACCGTCTGAATTTTTAAGAGACTCAGTTAGTTTCCCTAGCTTATCTGGCCCTTTATCAATTAATGCCATCATTCCAGATAATGATTCTTGTCCGTATAGTGTGACTAAAGCATTTTGTTGTTGCTCGGGCGTTAAACCTTTAAAGGCATCTTTTAACATGCCAATTTGGTCTTTCAAAGGTTTCATTTTACCTTCTGAATCATAAAATGATAGACCAAGTTCATCCATTTTTGCTTGCATTTCATCAGTCGGTTTTGCTAACCTAGAAAGCGCTCCTCGAAGTGAAGTACCAGCCTGAGAACCTTTAATACCTGCATCTGACATTATACCGATTGCTGCAGATACTTCTTCAATTGAGAAACCCATAGAATTAGCAACAGGAGCGATATATTTCATCGCTTCTCCCATATCTCCAACTTCTGCATTGGTATTTGCGGCAGCTTTTGCAAAAACATTAGCTACATGGCCAGATTGACTAGCATCAAGATTAAATCCTCTTAAAGCGGTAGCAGCATTTTCAGATGCCATTGCAACATCTCCACCAGATACAGCCGCTAAGTCTAAAAGACCCGGCATTGCTGCCATTATTTCTTTGGTGTTAAAACCAGCAGAAGCTAAATTTTCCATGCCAGTGGCTGATTCTTTTGCACTAAATGCCGTTTTTGCTCCTAAGTCAATCGCTTGTTGTCTAAGTTCCTCAAAAGACGAACCTGTTGCACCAGAAATAGCTTTAACACGGCTCATTTGAGATTCAAAATCACCACCTATTTTTGCGGCTGCAACCCCAATTCCTATAATTGGAACTGTCACTGCTTTAGTCAACGTTTTACCTGTTGATGTAGCAACTTGCCCTACTGTAGACATCGTACTATTAGTGTTATTTTGGAAGTTTTGAACTTGTTTAGCAGCGTCTTTAAATGTACTAACAAAATTATTATCGGTAGCCTTCAAATAGGCTTGAACACTAAAAGATTCCATATTTTCCTCCTTTCCTAGTTATTTGCTTTTTTCATGAGGTCAATTAATTTGTTATCCTTTTTAAACTTATTCTCTGGGCTTTCGATTCCTAAAATTTCATTTTCTAGTTTTTTCTTGTCAAAGAATTTTTTAAATGTTGGATAAAGTGGCTTTTTACCTTGTTGTTTCGTTGCTTGAACTTGCCAATTGGCCCATGCTTGTTCATAAATGAATTCTTCTTCGTCCAAAGTTCTCAACTGAAAGGCGATTGAACGGATTGAATATTCTCGAATTGTCATGCGTTCAAATACAGATAAGTCTTGGATGCCGAAACACCGTAAGAATCTAATCATCATTGACTCATAAGTGTCCTCCGAACTTTCAAACTTTTCGGCTATTTGGTCATTTTTGCTTTGATTAACTTTCCCGTATTGCTTTCAGTAATTTCTTTCAAAACATCATCAAATAATTTTTCAATATCTTCGCATTCATCAATAAAATCATCAATATCCCCTTGAGAAAGTTTAGGCGTTTCTGTTCGATTTCCTAAAAATAAAACATTCGACAAATTTGCAATGTTAGCCATTTCTAGTTCAGGGATGATTTTAACAGCAAGTGCCAGACCAAAAGATACGCCATTCTGTTCAATTACTAAATTTTTATCTAGTTCACGTACAAACTTTACTCCGAATTTAAAATGAACTTGTTTACCATTAATTGTTAATTCCATTTTGATTTCTCCTTAAAAAATAAAGACTAGAGCGAATCTCTAGCCTTTTGTTTATAGTATTTAAATTGTCACTTCTACAACTGTACTCCAGGCAGAGCCAGTAATATTTTCAGCTTTATCCCGCAACAGTATCTTTGAAGACATACTGAACAACATTAGCTTGTTCTTCAGTTAGTGTGGCATTGCCCTTTTGAGGTTTACCAAACACTCCGAATTCCATGCTTAGTTCCAGCGCATCTTCTGAGTTAGGTTCATAAGAGAAACCTGTAAGATAAGCACGAAGATATTTAGCTTTGTACTTTCCATCAGATCCTTTTTCAGCTTTATCAATTTCCCACACTTCAATAATATCGCCATTATCCATGGCGTCATCCATTTCGCCAAGATGTGGGTCACCATTTGCTGCAATAGATGTGGCAGATAAACTGTATTCAATTGCTGCAAGAGAACCTATTGTCCCATCTTTGGTAGCTATAGTGTTGTAATCTCGAGTTTTTTCATTCGAGTGTTCTGTTTGGAAAGCAAGTTTCCAAGCGGCTTCTTTTGTTGCTTTACTAAGCAAACGATAGAGCAAGATGATATCTTTACCCTGTTTGGCTGTTAATTCTGCCATATTAAATCTCCTATCTTAGTCTAAATTCTAAGTTAATCAACGCTCTCTTGAGCGGTGTATGTGTTGTTGTATCGTCCAGCATTTGAATGGTGCTTGCTTGTAAATTCAAAGCCCAAGAATAGCCCTCTGTGGCACTTATATTCAATGCTTGATTAAATATATTGCTTGCCATGTCAGACACTTCCTTGCGCTTCTTCTGTAAGCCCCAAACAGATAATGAAAGACTAACTGTGCCTTTAATATCCGTTTTATTTGGTTCATGAATGGTTTGAGTATTCTCCATTTCAACAAATGGATAGCCCACTTCATTCATTTGCTTATAATCATAAACGGTATACCCCAAAGCTTGTATTCGTTTGAACAATTCGTCAAAAATAGATTGGTCTCGAGTTTTAATCATTTGAGTAACCTTTCTAAATCTTTAATGAATACGCCTTTTTGCACATTATAAGCTGGTTTTACAAAAGGTTGAGCAGATTGAAAACGAGTTCCATATTCAACGTATGCGGAATAATCTGTGTGTGGCCCAGCTTGTCCGCTGAATCCACCTTCTGTCAACTCCATTTTTATGGATCGCTTCATATATCCGGTGTCAACTGGAACAAGTTTCTGCATATTCGCTGTCATATTTGACGTGTTAGACTTTACAACTTGTTGAACATCCTTTAAAGAAGCTGCTTTATCCAAATGCTTTACAAGCTGGTCAATCCCTTTTATGGATAAGCTAGATTTCATTGACTTACCTCCTGCAAAATAAAAGTGTTTCGCTCACTTGGATTGCGGTAAGTCAATAAAGCCCACTTTTTATTATCAAACTCAATGTAATCATATTCTGGCATATTAAAAAGGGGCATCATTCGCATGACTTTTGCCCCTTGTTTAATATCTCCAAAAACTTTTGCACTTCTGTCAGTTCCAATATCAGTGATATTTGCACTAAAAACAGTTCTCGTAGGCTCCTTTTCAACCCATTCGCCTAAATCGGGGTCATAGTGGGAGTCAGGCGATTCTTTGACAAAAGTAACTTCATCTAAATATCTCAATACAATCTGAACCTCCCAATCTTCTTATCGCCCTCAGTTTCTTTTGATTTTCGCCATGATTCAATTTCATCGGCATACTCATCAAAATCAGATTCTGAAAAAGTCATGCTTAATCCTTCTTGTGAGTAGGACTGCATGCCTTCTTGACCGATACGATTAAAACGCTTCAAGGAAACGTCCAAAACAACATATTCTAGTTCTGGCGGTACTTCTTCAATGTCAGAACCAAGAATAAGCAATAGACGTTCACGAGTGCGTTTTTCGATTACTTCCAAGCGCTCATCCGATGAACCGCCCAAAAGCTTTTTTATATCATCAGTGATAGCCATAAGCAACTCCTTTTATCAGAATTATACAGCAGTTGCAGCAGTTACTGTAACATCGCATGTAACAGTTGATCCGTTAACTGTTGTTGCAGTAATTTTCGTTTTACCTTCAGCTTTACCAACTATATTCCCTTGTTTCGGTGTTACCGTAGCAATTGTTGGTTCGCTTGAAGTAAAGGTTACTGTTTTATCATCTGCATTTTCTGGTAAAACAGTAGCTGTCAATGTTTCGTTTGCCCCAACTACAAGTGATAACGTTGTTTTATTTAACGTTACACTCGTAGGGGCAATTACTTTGTTATTTTGGCTTTAAGAATTGCTTTTTTATTCTTATCTGGCAAGTATTTACCATATTTTGCAGCGGCTTGAAGTGCTGTTCCTGCAAAGTCTTCTGAATCCATTGCACGAGTAACTTGAATTCCGACACCAGCTACACCAACATTATCAGCAGCAAAGTAAGCTCCTTCATTAAGTTGGAATTTTTCATCAGGAAGTTCAGATAAAATAAAACCTTTAAATTTATAAAGTGTTTGTTCATCAACGTTTGCACTTGAATTTTTAGCAGTTGTTGCAAGTTTAGAGTCAATAAGCAAGTCATAGATATCAGCATTAACATAAGCAACCCAAGGCACTGCTGTAGAAACGTTGTTATTTACAAATTTCTTATGAGCATCTGAGAACAATTTAGTCACGGAATCTTCATTAAGTTTTACAGTCAACGTTTCGCTGGTACTATCTGATAAGAGTTTACCAAGCAATTTATCGACATGTTGGGCCCATGCCACACCATGGAGTGCTAAACGTTCTGCTACAACTTGGTCTTTGATATCGTTGACTGTGAAATCATCAATTCCTTCATTAATTGCCAAAGGAGCATCGTAACTCACTTGTTTGTTGACTGACTTAACTTCTTTACGTTGACCAAAGCGTGAAGTATTACCTGTTCCAGTTCCAAAACCAACATTTGCGTCAGTTGAATAGTTTTGAATAACTACATCAGTGTCACTTACTTTGAGTTCCATAAAAGTATCATTTTCAGTGACACCATCTTTTACTTGAAGAACTCCACCAAAAGCACGCAAGAAAGCTGCTTTTTTTGCGAAAAGGTCTGGTAACATACCAGCGTATTGTTTTGTGAAATATTTAATTGCCATAATTTAGATCTCCTATTATTAATATTTGGCTGCCGCTTGTTTGAAAACATCGACATCATTATTACCCGGAACAAGTTTAGGCGTTGTTCCTGTGTTTCGTGCTTTTTCCCACTGTGAGCGTTGATTATCAAGCAAATTGAGGAAAGTTTTTACATTGCTGTAAGTTTTTTCTTCATCAACATCAACTAACAATCCTAACTCTGCAGAACTCAAAGCAATTCCACTTTCTTTCAATACTTCATCAGCTTGGCTAGTGATATTTGAAATTTTGATTTGTGCTTTAAGGCTTGCAATCTCATCGTCTTTAGCTTTTTGAAGTTCGGCAGCTTTTTCTTCGTCAGATTTTTCTTTGACTGATTTTTTGCCACCTTTTTCAAGTTCTTCAATACGAGATAGTGCTTGTTCAAGCTGTGTTTTTGTTTCATTTTTTTCAGCTTGCTCTTTTCCAATTCGTTTTTGAAGTTTTTCGACGATTTTGTCATTGTCAGTTAACTCATCTTTATCGTCACTTCCTGGCTCTCCGTTACCTGGAGGATTTTCTCCTGGATTAGGTTCTCCTTGTGGATTTGGATCAGGCGTCCCTAACCCTCCATTTGGATTATCAGCAAAAAGTTGCAAATTAAGGGGTAAAAGTTCTGTTTGTTCCATTTCTGGTTCCTCCTACTCGCATTTAAAGACTTGGGAGTCTGATTTTTCTCGGGTTTTATTTAGTGTCCACAACGTTCGGAAACGGACAAGAAAAACCCATGGAATTCGACGGGTTTAAAAGTTTATTTGCTATAATTGAATTACTGGCTCATTTGCCTAGTATCTAGTAGAAAGGAAAAATAATTTGAGTTCTATAAAAAATGCTTACATCAAGTTCTGGTACACATTGATTTTGGTAGCTAATCAGAAAAATGATTCAGATGCTGAATTAGTGGTTTTGACTTCCAATGGTACGTATATTGGCAAACCTGTATCTTCAAGCGAACTTGAAACAGACTTTGTAAACCAAGCTTGGGAAATGACTTTTTCAGAGAGTAAAACAGATAAAGTTTCTGAAGAAATAAGCTTAATACATTTGAAAAATGTTAGGACACTTGATAACTCTGAGTCCTATGGTACCTTGACAATTTTTGCGGAAGATGTTTTAGGTGTCAGCGGAAATGGCGATTTAACTGCTCCATCTGACGACTGATTATCCCCGACAATGTCTCTGGGGAATCAATCCCTTTGACTTTATAACTAAAAGGCTGTCCAGTTACAGCCTTTTTTGGTTCATTATTCATTGAAATCTATCCTTTTCTTTTATTGCGCAATTCTTCAATCGCTTTGTCAGCTTCTACCCTGTCGTCAAAAGCTTGCTTGTACTCATCTTGACTGATTACTTTCCTATCAAGTAAATCATCCCAGAAACCTTTATCATCAACATGCGGTGCTGTGCTACATCTACAGAACGGGTGCATGTTAGGTGCATTAATACCAGGCGACATATCTTTAAGCTTGAAAATTTTACCATTCAATGCCCCGCAGATAGGACAAGCTGACGGTTCAGCAATATACTCATACTCTTCAATATCAGCTTTTTTATAGCTTTCTTCTTGAATAGCTGTTTGAATTCTCGTTGTTTCTGAAACTAGTAATCGTTGGGCATTGTAAGTGGCATTGAGCTTTCCCTTTTCTCTCATTAGCCTTTTTAGTTGTGGGGCTAGTGCTTTTGGATTGATTCCACCAGTCACTGACCGGATGAGAAGTTTTTCAATATCAGCTTTCAATTCAAATTGGTACTGCCAAAGCTTGTCAGAAAAACTGGCAAATCCTTCGACCTTATAACTTCCGTTAAGAACTGATTCAACTAGACTGTTATAGCCTTTCTTTGGAACGCTTAAACCAAGAATTCCCGCTTGTCTTTCAAATTCTGTAAGAGCTGCACCAGTCAAATTCTTTGAGAAATATTTGTCCAAATCGTCAAATACAGCAATCAATTCTAAACCAATGTTTGCTTTCAGAAGTTCTAAACGATTCACTCTCATGGTCAAGTTATAAAGTTTCAACACTTGATTTGCTTGATGTGAAAAGTCTTTTTCTTCTACGTATTTCTTAGCTTTATTTGCAAATGCTTTGACATCCATTTTATCCGCACGTTTCGTGGCTTCACTGATGGAAATTCCTTGACCATTCGCAAAGTTCTGCCAGTTGGCATTGATTTCTTTTTGAATAGCCTCTTGAGCTTCAAATAATTTATTCATGATTTGCTTCATGCGTTTGGTATCATCTTTGATTTGTTGCTCTTGCCACGCTTGCTCACGTTTTATCCAATAGTCGGGAGTTCTCATAGGTTACTCCTCATTTGTTTCAGGAACTACTGTATCTGTTCCCTTTTCACTAGGTTGCTTATCCTTGTCAAAGATAGCTGTAGAAGCTTCTTCTTTTTTGATTTTTTCCATTTCAGCTTGGACATCTGGAATAACGGAAATGACACTTAAAGCAGTTTCTTGGCTAGTGATTCCCATAAGAATATTAGCAGTTTCAGCTTGCTCTTTAATATCTTTAGGCTCATTACGAGTAAAAGTGTACTCAATATCTTTCCAAGCTTCCTTGTTTGAAACGTTCGTACTTAACTCACAATATAGTTTGTATCGACTATTCAAAGAAGATTGGAACTTACGTTGAAATGACAGAGCTAGGTTGCTCATTGCTTGAAGTTTGTAAGCTAACGAGACACCACTTGATGACCCGAAAGATTCATCAGAGATATTCGCAACCATTGTTGTTTGGAAGATTAATTTAGTTAGTCTGTCCAATAGATTTTCTGTTTGAGAATCACTATCAGGCTTTTCTAAGAATTTAACATCTACTTTTGAAGCAGAACCACTTTGATTATTCTGATTCTTATCATAATAATTAATTAGACGATTATCTTTGATATTTTTAGCATCTTCTTCGTCTATTTCTGCTCCCATGAAAACCAAATACTGATCGCTAAAATAATCAACGTCATTTGCTTTTTCACTAATAGCTTTATTAAAAGCGTTGACTAATGAAATAACAGATTCAAAAATACTCATTCGTTCTTCGTTGAAATAGAACTCTACAACTGGCAAATCTGGATATGGGTTGTAAGTCTTTTCTCCAAAGCTAATCTCATCATTTTCTCCGCTGATTTTAATAGTTTCAAGTAGAGTATAAACTTCTCCATGAAGTTTTTTGTCCTCGTCAACACCATATCTCACGGCAAATAAAGGCTCTTGTTTGACTGTATCGTCATAGACCATAAACATATTTTCTGGACTATTATAAACAACATTAGTTTGTGTCTCTTCGTCTTGATACAAGAGTTCAAATGCTCGACCATAAATACAAGCCATCTTTGCAAGCTCTGACTCTTCATCTTCCATGTCATTCAGGTTATCAAATTCTTGTAGTTTAGAAAGTATTTCTTTATCTGAATGAGACTTTTTAACTGGAATCCCATTAAAGTAACCTGTGAAAGTATCAACGATATATTTAGTGAAATTAACAGCTAAACGATTGTCAGGTTTCCAAGAATCTTTTGCCGGTTCATCATCAATAGCCATAATTCCAAGATACATATTTTTTAAGTACTCATACCGAGCAACTTCTAATTTATGTTTTTCCATGAACTTGTTAACCACTTCAACTGTGATTGGTTCATCTTTTGGAAATGTCATTAATTTAGGTGGTTTGTATTTCAATTAGAAATCTCCTTTTATATTTTAAATGATTTTAATCCGGCTTTTATTCGCTTACCACTCATTGTCTCAGCAATCCCGGTTGTTGCATCGGGCGCATCATCATGTTTATTTTTACCTTCACGTTGATAAGTCGTCATTGCTTGATAGTATTCTGGAAAGCGAGTCCGCCAGTCATTAGGAAATCGAACGTGCTGCTCTATCCAATAACTATTGGAATAAATTCGGGCTTCTTTATTATTTCCTTGGAAGAAATCTTCTACAGCACAAGCCACTTTGCCTTGAATCTTATCCCTGACAGAACGAGCAAAAGACCGACCGCCATTGTTGCGCTCGATTCTTGATGCATTCACTCTGTTATTAATTAATTGGTTGGCCACTGCGTTTTCTGTGTACTCCATCGGCTTTTGAGTGTAAATAATATCCAACACATCCGCAAAGCCGTCTGAGGTTTCACCCCACACAATCGAACAGAGATAGTCTTTCCCAGTGTCTGCGGTATCGCAATAGTTCCAAATCTTTTTGTACTCTGAACGAGCATTGTAAGTCTGGAACTCACTATATAATCGACCTTTGACATCAATCGGCTCTTGTTGGTAGTTGGCGCTGGCAATATCAGCCCCCATTGTTTTTACTTTGCGCTTATAATCTTCAAGAGTCAGAACATCATCACAAAGCATTTCATTCGTTTGCTCGTTGAAAGCCTTGAAATTAATATGCTTTACTCGATAGCCATTCTTAGGCAATTCACGCAAAGCACGTCCGGCTAAATCTTCACTATGCCCACGAGTCATGTTAATTATGATTTTACCGCCTGATTCCAAACGTGAAAGCATAGTGTTTACAAACCAGTCCCAGTGTTTCTCTAAGACTGTCGCATTGTTAGCTTCCTCAGCATTCTTGATAACATCATCAATGATAATAATATCAGCACCAAAACCTGTTGCGGTACCTGTTGGAGAAGTCGCCAGATAGTTGTTATAACCGTCTGACAAACTCCACAGGTTTTTCGCAGCATCTCCGTCTTTAATCTTGGAATCAAAAATATCGGAGTAAACAATCTTATCCACATCCGCTTTATTTTGTTGAATAGTGTTACGAACATTTTTAGAGAAAACTGTTGATAGAATTTCGTTATATGAACCAGTCATGATTTTCTTCGTGTGGTCATTACCAAGCACCCACTCTACAAATTTACCGAGCGTGAGCGACTTCCCGTGACGTGGCGGAAGATTCAAAACTAAAACATCGTGTTCATCATCATTTAGAAACGACTGAAACTCTTCGCACATTGTCACCAGATAAGCTCTATCTCGTTTATAAAAGCTTGGCATGATGAGATTACAGTAATCAAAGAAAAAGCGCTTAGACAGCTCGATTTTCGCCCCTAGCGCTATTTTATCCATCTCGACTCGCCAACTTTCTAAGCTCTTCTGTCGATAAGTCTACATAAGGATTGGTTTTGACTGAACCAGATAATTCAACTTTGCTTGTATAATCACCATCCATTTTATTAAGAGTGTCAATTGCCTTAATCATGTCAGCTTCTTTTTCAGCATTTTTAGCTATCTCCGATAAAGCGACCATTCGCTCTTTACGAGTCATAATCGCGGCATCTTGAGCTTCTTCTTGAAGTTCTTTATACCTTACCAAAACCTTACCAAAAAGTTCGCTTGCTTTTACATCTACAGTTGAGTCTTTCCACTTTGATGATTGCTTAAATGCTTCTCTGTATGCTTTTCGTTGGCTCATGCCAGAAATTAGGCATTGAACAAATTTTTCGTGTCTTGCATTTTCTAATACTGGCATTTAATCTCCTTTCCAACAATAAAAGGCTGCCCATTGGACAACCTATTTTTTTCATAGTCTAGCTATATTTATTATTTCTTCAACCATTTGTAAACTAGAATAAAAATTCCAATAAACAATAAGCTTACAACAATAGAAGCCAAGGCTAGAGCTACAAAATTAATTTCCATTACTAAATTTCAACTCCTAGTTTTTCATTTGTTTTATCGATTATTTTTTTAAACGTTTCTTCGTACTTAGTATAGTCTGTAATTCTTATTTTCAGAACATCTAATGGTTCAATTTTTATACCAGTAAAATCCTCTTTTAATGAAGATACAACCATAGCTAATACAACCATTGTAGTATAATCTGATTCTGAGGCATCATCAGATTTATTATCTTCACTTGAATCCTTTTGGTCTTTTGAATCATTATTTTGATATACTTCTTGAAACATTTCAGTTAACAGTTTTACTGTTCTACTAGATCCATAACCAACAGTTTTTTGAACTAAATCTTGAAGTTTTTTTAATCCTCTGGCCTTACTTAAATCATCCATTGCATTATTAGAAATAGCATAATTTGTCCACTCTAACATTATTCCTTGTAAATTACCATCCTTTCGATAGAACTCATCAACTTGTAATGCCTTATTAAACTCAAATTCTCTGTCACTTTTTAATTTATCTCTTACCATATCTGGAATTTTCTTTACCATATAAACTGCTAAGATCAATAGACCTATACTTACACCAGAAATAATATAATCAAAAACATCCTTCAAAATTTAAATCTCCTAATTAATTTTATTAACTAATAATATCATTAATTAAAAGAAAAATAAATCGCCATTTCTGACGATTCTATTTTTATATCTTACTTCATAATACAAGTATATCAGCAAAAACAAGGGTTGAGGCGGCAATTTTAGGCAATTTCGATTCTTTTTTTGCCTATTTTGTCCCTCTCAAATTAAGTGAATAACAAAAGAATAGATGTCATTTCTAAATTTATAGTAAGCAGCTTTAGCTTTCTTCTGTGGAACTTCAAATCCTTGAACATCCAATTCTTGCATTACTTGATACCAGTATCTGCCATTATATCCTTCACATTTTAGTCTTATTACCTCCTTTTCAACTTGAATCAAAGGTAGATACCAGATGTCGATTTGTCTTATCAATTCTCTTAATCTGATTAATTCCTCATCATTTTCAAGCGCTTCTTTATTTAAAACATGACTTTCAGGTTCCGAACCACCAGAATAAGCCGTACGAATACCTAAGTTATCTACTTTTTGCTTATAAAGATATCTGCTTTCAATTGATTTTATTCTGGCTTCAAGTCTGCCATTTACGTAATCTCCAATAATTCTATCTAACTTATCTGCCATTCATCAAATTCTCCTTTTGTGGTATAATTAAGTTAGAAATTCAGTTGCCGAAGCCCATTGCCGTGGACTTTTTTGTTCAATCATTCAATGCCCATAACGTATGCGAGACTTACATCAAAAATTTCTGCTAACGCCTCCCAGATATCTTCATTTCGTGGAGACCGCTTTCCTTGTTCATAATAATACAACTGACTATCATTAAAAGATAGTCCTTTTTCTTTTAGCTTCTCTGATAACTCCTTTAGTGTTATTGTTTGAGCTTTTCTAAGCTCTTTTATTCTGTTTTTTCTCACTCACAGCCTCCTTAATATAGATGTGATATAATATAACTGACCGAAAATAAAATGAAAAAGTATTATTTTTTACATGCGAAGCTCGAATTTGGTCAACTTGGGCTTTTTTTGCGTTCAATCCAATACAAGATTTCCGTCTATTGTTGACATAATCCATAACCAATCGTTAATTTCGGGATATTTTTTATTGAAAGGTAATGGTCTTTCCCCTGTATTCATTGCCATAATCCTATCGTAATGCGGAGAATACCACCAGTCCGTTTTCCCTATCAAAAATTCATTTAGATTATGTTTTTTAAAATGTGCAACTTCTAGCAGTGTTCTTTGAATTAATGATACTTGTTTATTGTCTTTCATTCTTTCTCCTCCAGTTGAGTTTAGCGAGTTCCTAGCTCAGTATGATATAATTTGTTAGACCATAAAAATTATCCATGAAACATTGTTCTATTAAGCTCGAATCTGGTCAGTTCGGGCATTTTTATTTTGGTATGAATTATTGTTATGTGTGCTATAATGTTAATGACTAAAAATAAAAATCGAAGTAATCTTCAGTATTTCGCTCAAGCTTGGTCAGCTTGGGCTTTTTTTGCGTTCAATCCATATGTTTATCAAGCCATTTTTCAGGTAACACGTTCTCTGACTCGTCAAGGTCTGAGCGGTTGAAATCCCATGCGAACTCACTACATCTCAAGCATCTCTTATATGGCAGTGCTTTATACCCATTAACAAAAGGTTCTTCGATATATCTTCGTTCAGACCACTTATGCCCGAACAGCTTACACAAAAGTTTCATTTATATACTCCTAACCCTTTAATAATCTCATCAGCTGTCGTACTAGCCCAAGGTTCTGGAATCTGTGGGTTTATATTTTTACTTATTCGTCTTATAGACATACAAACGATATCTCTTGATTCTAAAAAATATATCCATCGGCAAAAATCTTCGCCTTTCTTTGGGTCTAAGAACTTTAATGTTTCGTCAATCTCTGTAAGCCTATCAAACAGCTCACTTATTCTTGGATTCATTCAATCCCTCCCCACCAGTCATTGACCAGCGATATTAGTTTGTCTGTATTTTTCCATAACTTTGGGATATTTACTAACAAATTTTAATTGTTCTTGATGTAAATGACTTGACCAATGGAAAAGTCTATCAATTTCTGCTAAAGCGCTCAACTTTTCGTAAATCTCTTTAATGTAAAACTCTGCATTTCCTACTGATTTCCAATATGCTGATGTTCTCACAGATTTCCCATTTTCAGCAAGTTTATGTGCGTTAATATCCGCATTTTCTTTTTTCGTCATCAGATTATCAATTTCTTTGAATATAATCTTTAACAACTTTATTTGGTAGTTTTGTACTATTTCCTCTGTTTTCATCCCTCCACCACTTTCACTAAATCAACTCCGAGGGCTTTGCCTGCGAGGTAGGCTCTGGCAATATTGTCATTTTTAACCCAGTCTTTTATAATCCAATCATTAAATTCCTGGTAATCTCTGTAAGCCATCATAATCAACCTATCAGCTGTGAAGTTATGCTTACAATAACCATCGATAATATCCGCAATGCTTTTCGGAATCGTGAGAGTTTTCCTCATATCACGATATCTGTTTGCATCTTGCTTCATCATTTCTTCTTCAACGATTTCAGAAATTCTTTTATTGTCCATCGCCGCTCCCTTCATTTCCATAAGTTCGACTCCACCAATCATCAAAAGTTTGTTCGGTTACTCCCTCTTCATCAAAATGAGGTAATCGGTCATTGCCATATTCAAACCACCAATCCTCATGCCATTGCATACGCATTAGTTCTTTTTCTGATAGATTTTCCATATCATCAAATGTTTTTGCACGAATCGCTCTTAAACCAATCCAATCATACTCATTATCAAACCAACCAGCATGACTTTTTGCTTCATTTCGTGTATCTGCAAAGGTAAGAGCTTGTCGTCCCTCATCATCCCAAGGGTTGCTAATTATCCAAGCTTTCATTTATCCCCTCCAATCGCTGCGAGTGCTTTACTTGCAATAAGTTGATAATTAAATATTGCGTCTTCAACTGTATGACCACCAGCTATTTCTGTCAGTGCCTTTTTCGCAGTGTTAAGCTGTTCTTGGAGTTCGTCTCTTTCAGCACGTAATGAATATATATATTTAACTTCTTGGAGTTCAAGTTCTCGTTTACTTAAAAGTTTAGGTTTTCCTACTAATTCTAGGCTCATTCTCCGTCCTCCACAGGCACAAGCTCATAGCTCCCAGTTTGCATGCTGTCGATTTCTTGCTGGGTGAAGGCACAGTAGTCTTTTGGTGGGTACATACCTTTAGCTGACATAGCGTGAGAAAGTCTATGCTCTCCAGTTTCAGTTAAATCAGCATGGATATATTTTTTTAGATATAAATCATTAATTGAGTTCCGTTTACTCATATCAATGTGCTTCAAATAGAACAACTGCGGTTTTTCGACTTCATATTTGCGAGTGATAAAAGCTAGAGCGAAAGTATCTTGATTATCAATACCCTCACAAAGCCAGTTGTAGACTTGTAGCCAATCTTTATTTTCTTCGGTAAAAACCTCAACTTTTGATTTAATTAAGTCGATAGCTTCGAACGCTGAGTAATGGTCCGGTATACTTTCAATAGCTCCTGCCACACGCTCAGGCACGACTGGCAGGGCTTGCTGTGGTTGCCAATCTTTGAATACCGTTAGTAGTTGAGCTTTATTCCAGTACTCTGCATAATTTGTACTTTTCGAAACTGGTAAACTACTTAATTCTTCTTCAAACTTAGTCATTTTTCGTGTCCTCCAATACAGCTATTAGTTCTCTAGTATTGTCTATTTCAAGAATCTTCACTTTACGATATAGGAATGCTGGGCTAAATACCTCAACATCCTCGCCATAATTAAATTGAATTAAAGTATTCCCGATAGTATCTTTTAAAATCACTGAAGTGTGATCCGCAATTGTTTTTAGTAAACTTTCAACTGTCATCTAATTTTCCTCAAATTCTTCCATTTTTTCATCAAATTTACGTCTAGTAATTTTTGATATTTCACCAGTTTCAATTAACGTGAATATCCAATCCAAAAACTTAGTCATTGATACTTCGTTGTATGTTACAGATTCACCTTCAGCGAACTCAACTTCAATATAGTCAACCCATTCTTCACCACCCCAGCATGTAGGGCAAGTTGGAGAGACATCAACACTGCCACCTTCTATTGAAGTAATTATGCAGTCATTTAATTTTAGTTTCATCTAGCTGCTCCTCTCCCATAAAAACCATATCAACGGTTTCGTTGTAAAGATCGACTCCAGGGCTATTGAATGGAAATTCATCACATTCAGGACAAGAGATACTATCTACTAAATCAGGAATTGAGTCAGTGAATTCAAGAGCAGTAATAAAAGTAGGAACATTGATATAATAAGCCTCTTCACCACCGCCTTTTATTTCAGCTTGATAATATTCTTCACTTTCATAAGCTCCTAAGCTTACTGGGTCAACTCTCTGATCAAAATAGTGACAATTTACATATTCAATTTCTTTGTTGCAATTTTTACACTTCATCTCATCCCTCACTTCGTCGCATTGACAGCATCGTCTGACAAGTCTTTAGTCTGTTGTGCATCAGTCACAGCCTGAGATAACTCGTCAGTCTTTTGTTGAGCGGCAGTTAGCTTTGAGTTCAAATCACTAATCTGTTGCGCCATCTTCGCCTTATCTTGGTTCGCTTGATTCAATTGTCTAGCGACTTCTTCTTTTTGCTGATTGAGTGCGTTCAGTTGATTTTGATAGCTAGCAGCTTGATTTTGCAAATTTGAGTTATCTTGATTGATTTGGTCTTTCAACTGGTTGATTTGGTTGTTCAATTGATTCAGTTGGTCTGAATATTGCTGTGAGCTATTATTAGCCTGTTTAAGCTGCTCGTTTCGGTCTAGCAAGCGTTGATTCAAGATAGAGATATTCTGTTGCACAGCGACCATATTTTGATGTCCTGCCCATGCATTAGCTGCATAAGCCCCAAAAGTTGCTGAACCAAAGATTCCTGCTGCGACTACTGCTGTTGTGATTAATTTTTTATTCATTGTTTGTTCTTTCCTTTATTTAAAGACGCTGTCGTCTTTTCTTGAGTTTTCGATTGCCATTTGCGCTCTGATATTTCTTCGCAACCTACGTTCTTCTTTTGTTTCGTGCTTTCTTCGCTCACGATCGGTTATTTCATCAGAAATCTTAGATTTTGAACCACCATAGGGCTTCCAACCAGGATATTTTTCCATCATCGCTTTTTCATTTACAATGGCAACTTTGACTGCGTTCTTTTTCGAAGAATTAGCCATACCATTTTTAACCCAACCATCGACTGAATGAGGTGAAACAAGAAGCATTTTTGAAAGCTCTTTTTTTGTACCAGTTCCCTTTTTTATCCCATTGAAATATACATCATAAATTTTTTCTAATCTTGCCATCTCCTGCCTCATTCAATCCACTTAGTTTATTTTTCCATTGCTCATGAAACCATTCGTCGTCTTTGTCAGCGACTTTATGATTCTTCAAGATATCCTTATCTTTAAAATCTAGGACATTTTTTTCTTTTTGCGTTGTCATACTAACACCTCATATTTTAGTTTCTAAGCGCTTTTAGCTTGTTCGTGATAAATTATCCATGAAACAGTTTAAGCACTCAATGTAACCGTAATTTTCATGAATTAGAGCTATTCTGTCAGTTCTTTCACTACTAACTCTACTTTCCAGGTCTTTGTATCTCCAGAAAGACCGCCATGTTCAAAACTTGTTCTGCGAATAACGTTGTAATTATCATCATTCCAAATTCCAGCATCTGTCAGTCCGTCTATTAATGCTTTAGAAGTTGGTTCATAATTTGGTGGATCATATTTAAAGCGTTTGGGTGGATAAATTACGACAAATACATCGCAACGGTGTTTCTCATGGAATTGCTCAAATACTTCGTCTGACTGGTCTAGCCATTCATGAGCTGTTCGACATGCAATCCGTCTTAAACGCTGTTTAGTGTTATTGGCAGCAATTCTTGAACCATAAGTTGTGCCTTTATTATCATTCTCATTTATCATTTCTTTTCTGAGAAAGTTAAATTCAAATTTCATATATTGACCTTTTTAAACGATTTTTATTTTTTCGTACTCATCCTCGACACGTTTTCCGTATTCCATGTGCCAAGGTAAGATACGCTTTGATACTTCTGCGACACTCAAACTAGTTATTGATGAAATGAACATCCATGGGCTTATCAGTAATCCATTTTCCTTAGCCCATTTAATCCATCTGTCGTAATGGTCTGGAGTGATTCCCTCACAGACTCTACTAGCAAGTTCAAGATAATACTTTCTGAGGTCATCCATTACGTAACCCCATTTCCCCAACTAGTTTGTACATTTCGTTTTGAGTCATTCCAGTTGTATCAACACCAGCTTTAATTAATCTACCCTCATCAGTCCATTCAGGAGCTTTTTTGACTGGCTTTTGCTGCTGAAATTTATTCTGGTTGGTTTGAGATTTATTTTGAAAGCTCACTTCCTCAGCTTTTGCCTGCTCAAGTGTTTTTATTCCTGAACGATTCCAAGATTTTAGAATACCTTGTGCATAGGCGTACTCACGTTGTCTTTTTACTGCTCGTTTGACTGCTTCAATGATTAACTCAAGACCATAATCTTCTAAATCAGCTTTCAAGTCATCATAAAGAATTGGTTTTACTATTCCAAAGTTTGTTTGATAAAGTTCAATTAGATTTTTAAAATCAGAATTTGTTGAAGTAGCTGTGCTTGCTTCTACTTCTTTATCTATCTCTTTCTCTATATCTATCTCTAACTCTAACTCTGGTGTACGTTTGTCGGACATTTGTCCAGACATTCGTCCATCTTCTATTAACAATCCTTTTTCTTTTGCAATTTGAGCGCGATAAATTTTCTTTCTATCAGCCTCCGTTGAGGTTCTACCAATGAAGTTTTGAATATCTAGCATATAAATTGCTCCGTTATCCATAACTTCAACTAGACCTAAATCAACAAACGCTTTAAGAGCTTTTTCAACTACACCGACTGGATGAAGTACAATCGTAGAAAGCATTTGTGCATTGAAAGGTATTCGCTCATTGAACATCAAGCGCCCTTCATACTTTAAACTTCTTAAATAAAGTTTCAGTAAGATGTTACTGTAAATAATCCCATCTCCGTTATCCATGTTTTCTAAGATAATCATTTCATCAGAATCAAAGAAGTTTTCTTTTAATCTCATGTAGTAATACTTCTTGTTATCTGCCACATCCTCTCCTTCCTATAAATTTATTCAATATCATTAAGCAGCTCTACTGCTGTGTCGTAATCGCAATCATATTTTTCCATGATTCGTTTTATCATGTATTCGTCATAGATCATCTTGACCTCCTACCGCAAAAGCGGGAGCAGTTGAAAGCTTGCTCAGGCTGACTAAATACGAAACCACCGCCCAAGGTGGCTTTGCTTAAAGTTGAATCATTTCTAATTCTACTGCTCAGGATTAGTGAGAACTGCAGTTTGCTCATAGGTTAAATGTTTTTAATTTTTTCCCATACTGGCACTTCTTTGATTCGGCCACCACTTTTTTCGATGTCTTTTTTCCATTCGTCTTTAGCTTCGATATCTCCAAATTTAATATCAAATTCTACTAGAATTACCGCATGATATATTTGTTCTGGTTCTTTATATGGTGGTTCAGAATGTGATTGAGAAGCTTTTTCATCAAATTCTTCTTTAACATGTTCAACTACTTCTGGTTGAGATAATGCTCTTGCGTTTTCTTGGCCAACATGAGAGGGCAGAGCATTAAATGATTCTTCAAGTTTTCTTGTTTCGTATTCTTGCTGTTGTTTGTCAAGTTCAGCTTGTCTCTGTTTTTCAGCCTCTTTTCGCTTTTCCTCAGCTTCTTTACGTTGCTTCTCAAAAAGAACATCTTCGGTAATTACTGCCATTATTTCACTGACAGTTTTTCCACTATCAAGCATTCTAATATACGGTGTACTAGTTATATTGTTTCCGAAACAAAAGTCTGAAATACTTTGTTTTGCAGATTTGTATTCAGCAATCTTTTGCTTTTCACCATCAATGACATAAGTAATAGAATCAATAAGCTGTTTTTTAGGCTTAATATCATTAAAGTTTGATGATTTGGCCCAATCATCAACAAAGTTTTCAAAGATTCGTGAATCTACTTCTGTGTCTGTTGTCAGTTCAACCAATAATTCATGAACAACTTTTTTTCTTGATTCTTTTTGCTCAGCTTCAATTTTTTTGATTCCTGCATCAATTGTTTCAATGACTTTTTCCATTGGAGCAATCGCTTTTTTGTACCAACGTTCAAACTCTGCGTAAGGGGCATTAATTGATTTTTTAATCTCTTTACGTCTTGTTTCAATCTTAGTAATTAGTTTATTCAAGCTCGCCCGAGTTTTTCTATCAACCGTTAAATTTTCTACGCTTGGAACGTGGCCGGTATATTCTGCAACGACTCGATTGATATATTCTTTGAATTTTTCTTCTTCAAGAATATTTATAACGGCTGGCTTAAAATCAATCTCGATATCCTTGACTTCTTCGTTTTCAATAACTGCACTCATTTTAGAATCCCTCCAAAGGCTCTTCATCAATAACTTCGCCAGTTTCTTCAACAACTTCTTTTTGAGGTTGAGCTTTTTCTTTCAACTCTTCAATCTTCTTTGCTGCGTAGTCTTCCTTATCAAAAGATTCGATTTGTGCACGGTCAGGTTCTTTTACACCATTCACTTCACGAGGTTCTTTTTCTGGCTCAGGAAACTCTTCTTCGCCATAAGTTCCTGAAAACTCGGCAGGAAATGCCATTCTCAGCGCTTGGCTTTCAGCTACTTTTCCAAGCATTGTACATGGTTTATTAGTCCACATCTTATTAGGGTGTCCATCTTTCATTTGAACGTATTCATCATAAGATACCGCAACATATACTGGGATTTCTGTGTTTTTTAAATGAACTCTAGCCCATGCACCAACTAATTCTTGTTCATGAGTTTTGAATGTTCCTTCGTTGTGTTCAAGAACTCCATCTTTGTTAAGTACAATCACTCCAACTTCAATACCCACAAAATTAGGATTTTGAAATGCACGTTTTCGATAAAAGTCACGAGATACAACGATTTGAGCTGGTTGATTACCATATTTGATGAAATAAACTTCTTTCATAAATGGATTCATGTTGTTTTGTTTGCAAAGATTAATAAGTAAAACAAGTTCCTCATCACTTGCTTTGCCACCACCATCTAAATATTGCTTAATTGTGGTCATATTTAAATTATCAACACTAAAGATTCCTAATTCATTTGCCATTTTTAAATTCTCCGTTTCTTATTTTTGTTGAAACGTGATATAATCTAGATATAAAAATATATAAAGATGTATCACGTCTTAGTCCGCATTCCCGTGCGGGCTTTTTTATTTTTAATTTATTTATTTTTTTATTTATATAAAATCCCCTTTTTGTTATAATCGTTTTAAAAGATAGGAGTATTAAATTTGAATTTTTCATTCGATATCACAATAGATACAATTATGGCCTTTATTGCTTTAGTATTAGCAGTCTATTCAACCATTTATACCTGGAAGGCAAATCAATTTTCAATTGAATTATCTTCAACTTTTAAAGCTAATAATCGTAATCAAACAAGAGTTGAATTTTGTGTTATCAATACTTCTTCTAATCCCTTGGTAATCAAAAATATTGAATTATTTCTAGAAAAAGAACAAGTTTTTGATAATGGTTTTTCTCCTATTGAATACGATGAAAAAATACTTGAAGATAAAGCTAAACAATGGGAAAAGGAAAACACTCAGTATATAATGGGGGTTAGAATGAATCCTCTTGGGATTAATCCATATTTGCTTGATAATGCATACAGTGCTAACCAAGTTACAAGTGAAAACTTTACTCATGAAGTATTTTTATTACCATCTCAAAGTGAATCCTTTAGTTATTACGTTTCAAAAATCCCAAATAAAATTGTTGTAAAAACCGATAAGAAAATCCATCATTTTAAAACTTTTAAATCATTCTTTGTTGATTTTCAAGAGTACAATTAAGTTAATTAGGTTGACAGCAAGTATTGCTATATTTAGTATTATTGACATGTTCTCTCCTCATCGCGCTCCTAGTTGCTGATAGGGGCTTTTTATTTTGCTACAGTAATTAAATCGATATTGTCAAAACGATGTTCTCTTTCCCATGCTTCACGATAAACTTCGTTTTCCATTGCACGTTGGTACCAGTAACGTTTTTCAGCAGTTTCATCACAATATTCTTGTGAGAATCGTGACGCTTGAGCTACTGCTTGCTCATATAATTTTTTATAATCTACATCGATTTCTTGTAGTTTATGACCAACTGGCGTTGGAATTAGTCGGACTTTACGACCATTTCTAGTTGCTGTTTCCATTATTTACCTTTCTAAATATGTGATATAATTTCCATGAAAGGAATTTATATGAAATTTGATTTAACATTTACTATCACTGCTGTGATTGCTGTTTGTGCTTTGATTGCCCCTGTCTTAACTACACTTATAAACAACCATTACCAAGTTCGCCTAAAACAACTTGAACTTGAAAATAGACATCAAGAAGACCTAATTAATCACAAAAGAGATTTATTCAAAGCGCTGGACATACTTTAGTAGTGAATGATTTTGAAACCAACAAGATTTTGGCACACAGATTTTATATGATTCTTCCCTACTTACCAGAAAATTCAAAGTCACTTTTCACAGAGTTTTGCATCAGCATTAGAGACTCAGACCCTGAGGATGTTAACAAAGAAAAGGAGCTATCTAATGTGCTTTATGACCAAGTTATTCCCATAATTAAATCAATGATAGATAAGTAATAAGACTACAAATTGCTAAAGAATATATACAATAAGCTAGAAAATATTCTTTATTCGTTTTTTTCATAATTACTGAGCATACTATTGCAATTATCCATATACTGATTAATATTATTACTTTCTTATTCTTCAACTAATACACCTTTTAGTTCTCCAGCTTTAATTTCTGATGATATTGGTTCATCAGATAATTGAAATTGGGGTTCTTTTTCTTTTTTGTCGTTCATAAATTTAAACTTTCTAGCGGAGTACCGCATTTAATTTCTTAGCAATGAGCTTGATTGCTCTGATATTCTGTGTGATTAAGTCGTGTACCAGGTCGAACAGGATTTCCCCTGTTTCTAAACTAACGATGTATCTATAAGTCATAGACCACTCCCTCCTGAAAATTTCTGATAAAATTCATTGTTTATAAATTCCATCATTTCTTTATAATGAAATGACCATTTACCAGCATCAGCCGGATAAAATATCCAACCGCCATTTTCTATGGATAACTTTTTTACCATTTCTGGACGGTTTAACAAGTTCTTGATAGTTGTTCTTGAGCGGTTTGATTTTTTTATGAATACATCCATACCAACCCAACCGTCAAAGTCTTTTTCTTTAAGCTCTTGATATTCAACTTTATCTACAAGAATCTTATCTTCTGGAATTAAAACTGAAATAGTCGCTTGTACTTCAAGTGTTTGTTCCATGTGTTTTCCTTTCTAGCTGGCTAAGTCATCTTGCTCAGAAATAGGCAAATATCCATTTTCTTTCAGAAGTTCATAAATAAACTTCATTCCTTTAACCGTCCATTTCATACTAGGATGTAAATGGTCTATGTCAGTTGGGCTGAAAATTGTATCTGAGTACCCTTTGTCATCATATTTTTTATATAGTACCCAACATTTACCTTGTTTAAACTGAACTCCTTGTTTATGCAACCAATCATTAAGCCAAATCGCTGTTTTACCATACTTTTTAGCGATTATTGTCGGAGTTACTAATCCCTTTGTTTGCAATGCCCATTCAAGAAACGGCAATTTTTTATTTGCTTCAGCAAGCTCTAGGTTAAGGTGGTTATTTTCAATTTGAAGCGCAATAACTCGCTTGTCAGCAATTTGTAAGGCTCGCTTCATAACCATGTCTGGGCTATTCCACGCTTTTTCGACTTGGATGAAATATGTTCGGTACTCACGACCTTTTTCAGTTTGGCTTTGCATTGCTAAATGTTTTGCTGTATCAATTGTTAAAAAATAATCATCTAGGATTTGAGTGCGCCCATTACCATTTGTTATGGGTGTACCTCCAGGTACGCCCATAAAATCTTCATGTTCTATCAGTTGCTTAGAGTTTTGTTCCCACCAAACTGAAAATCTTTTCTTAAGACCTAAACCTTTGTGTAAATCTCTTGCGCTTACTACCTGTTCGTCATTTTCATTTGACGAAATTTTAATTAATTCGTTCATTAGTGAATCCTTTCTTATCGTAATTTGAAGTCATCAATAATTCTAAGGATAACTTGATGTGCTTTAGGTGATTGAAGGTGTCCTGAAAGGATATCAATCATTACATTTTTAGCTACTCCATATTTGGCTGCTAAACTCATTTTTTCAATTCCTGTTTCTTCAATGAATGAATTAACAAGTTTTAGTCCATTGTCACTTGTTGGCATTTTTAGACCTCCGTATATAATTTTGTATAAGAAAAAGTTAGCATATTTGAATCTACCGCTTGACATTCGTTGTTAAATATCCTACAATTAATGCATAGTTAAAACACCTAATAAAAGCTTTGTAAAACATTCTTGGCGGAGCGTTTAAAGTGCTTTTTATAGGTCTATTTGCTAACCGAAAGGCTAACTAATCTCTACAAGAATTATTATAGTATATTTTCCTACATTGTCAACGATTTTGTTGGATATTTACCTATTTATTTTTCTTGTACCCTCTGAAAGGTTGATACAAGTGGATTTATACGAAAAAATAAAAGAGCTTGCAGCTCAAAAAAACATTTCAATTAGACAATTAGAAGAAAAACTTGGATTTGCTAACGCTACTCTTCGGCGTTGGAACAAAAACAAACCTAGTGTAGATAAAATCCAAGCCGTTGCAAAATTTTTTAATGTAAGTGTGGATTATTTACTTGGAAATGAAGAAATTAAAGAACCTCAGTTTTCTCCTGAACTTCTTGAAGCAATTGACAATGCAGAAGGTTATTCAGGTCAACCAATGGACGATCATGACAAAGAAATAATAAAAGGGCTTCTAGCTGGTTATTTTGCAGGAAAAAACAAAAAATAAGGAGTTTATATGGACTATCACGATATTTTGCGTGAAACAGGAATAGTCTTAATATGGGCTCCTGAATTGCACGATAAGGGATTTTATGTTCCTTATGCCGAAGAATGTCAATCGGAAAATGGAATTGTATTTGTTAGACTAGGTCTAAGTGAAGATGAAACTGAATGCGTAATCTTACACGAATGCGGACATAAAATTAAAGGACGTACGCTTTCTAAACTAAGTCCAAGTCAATTGCATATCATTAATGAAGCTAAGGCAAATAGATTTATGATACATTGTAAGGCTATCGATTATTTAGAAGAAATAGACTATAACGCTTGCTACTATACTCCCGAACGATTTTTAACTAGATTTAAACTATCTGTAAAAGAATTTTATGATATGGCAGCTCAGGAAATGGAACAAATTGCTATTGAGAATCAATCTCAATTAATTTTTTAAAACTTACGAGCAATGTCTTGAATTTCATTTAAATATCGAATAGGAGAACTTATGAAATTTGGAGTTAGAAAACCTAGCCTTACAAAAAGTTTAAAAGCTAGAACAACTGCAAAATATAAACGTAAAGTAAAAAAAGCCCTGATTCCTGGTTACGGTAAAAAGGGTATGGGATGGGTTAAAAATCCGAAAAAAGCTGCTTATAATAAAGTTTATAAAAAAACAACATTCTCTATATGGGACTTGTTTAAATAAAAATAACGAGCTATGTCTTGAACTCAGAAAAAGCTAGATAAATAATGTGCGCTATCACTAAACTGGTAAGGAGAAAATAATGGAAACGTTTACGAAAACACAAAAAGCACAAAGTGATAACATCTATGAAAAAGAAGTAAAATCACACATAGCTCCAAAGGATGGATTTACACATGTTCTTATGATAAATAGCCTTAGTAAATGGATTAATCAACTTTTTGGAGTAGAAGACAAATATACTACCCAAATAGATAATATTTTAACGAAAATGCAAAAAGAGGGTTATGAAATAATTTCTGTGGAACATACAGCTATTAAAAATCAGGGATTATTTAAGGATATGGAAGGATTCCATACGTTAATTTCTTATAAATAAAAACCAAGAGCAAGCCTTGAATCTCATAAAAAGCTAGGTTAGGAGATTCTTTGTGAAAGATTATATTTATGTTGACACTGACCTTGCAACTTCTTACTTTGCTCAAATAAATCGAGGTATGATATCAAAATTACTATCTAATGAGACAACAAGCGACACCGGTACAAATAATGGTGGGACTGAAAAAACTGGAGAGGTTGCAGGGAATCTTGCATTTGCAAGTGGAAAATACACCTCAAAAGAAGTTGATACATTTTCACAAGCATTCATGAAAAGTAGTTCTGAGGTTGTAGAAAATGTTCTGCACGACTATCTCATTGACATGTTAATTGATAGTATTGAAACAAAAAACGATGGAAATTATAACGAAGGAGATTTTATAGTTCACACTTCCAAAATAAAAGTCTTTGATTTTGGGAGCATGAAAGAAGGAATTTCAAAGAAAACTCTTGAAGGGATATATTCAATAATCCCAGAGATGAAAGAAATTCGTACAAAAATAAGTGAACTAAGAAGGAATAAATCGAAACAACAAAGTGATGTTATCCTTTTAAAACAATTAGAAAAACAAGTTGACTTATCAATGTTTGATGATATAGGTAAATTCATTCAAACCTTAGATAAATTCTTTCCTGACATGATTATTATGAAAATTGGGGAAACAATTTCTCTTTGTAGTAATGCTAATTTAAGATTCCCTCCTGCTACATTAAACCCTATTAATTCCTCTACAAGGAAGGTGACCATATTTGGTCAAGTTATTTCAAAAGTTATCAAAGATTCAAGAGAGTTACCTAGTGATCCTATGGAAATATTGTCTAAGGCTAACACAGTATTGCCAGAAATATTTTTAAATGCTATTAATATTAAAAAAGACGGAGAATATAATGTCCGTCCAATTGCTATCTATTTCGAATAAATTGAAATCTTTGAGCAACTCTATCAGATTGTTCATCGGATTCTTTCTGTAACTGTTCAAATTTGCGGATGTGCTCTTCTTTTCTCATCTTGTTAGCTTTTTCCGCATCATTGAATTCTATTTTCATTTTATTGAATTCTTTAAGAATTTTCATTAGCACACCTCCTTAGTTATATAATAACACAAAAAAATGAAATACAACAAAAAAATCCGTCCAAGTTTGGCGACAGGGGACGGATTAAATATCAGATACAGTATAAATACTTCAAAAAGAAGGTCTTTTACTGTACTCAATTTTAGCAAGAAAGTGAGTAAAAAGCAAATGTGGGTAGAAGATTTAGCTAATGGTAAATATAAGTATTGTGAGCGCTATACAGATACAAAAGGCAAGATAAGGAAAGTATCAGTAACACTAGATAAAAATAGCTCTAGGGCGCGAAATGAAGCTTCTAGGCTATTGTATAATAAAATAGATGCAAAGCTTGAAAAAGAAAAACAAAAAATTGAAGATGAGCAAAATAAAATAGCTTCAATCACTTTCTGGGAAGTCCAAGACGAATATTTTTCAATTTATGAAGAGACAGTAAAAGCTAAAACTGCCTCACTAAGAGATACAGCAAAGAAAAAAATTAGAAGTTTAGTTAGTGAAGAGACTTTTTTATCAGACGTTGACTCTGTTTTTATTTTAGAGATATTGGAAAAACTATATTACAAAGAAAATTATTCTTATTCTTATATTAAGACACTTAAGGCATCTTTTAATATGGTTTTAGACTACGCTATATCAAAAGAGTACCTGTCAGTTAATCCTATTTCTAATGTTAAAATCAAAAAGAAAGTCTTAACCTTAGAACAAAGGGAAAAGAAAAAAGAAAAGTATCTTGAGCGAAATGAATTAAAACAGGTCATAAAAGATATGGCGATTGTAGATAAATCAACATCTTTGTTAATTGAATTTATGTCACTCACAGGCCTAAGATTTGGAGAATGTGTGGCGATTCAAAGAAAGAATATTGAGAATAATGTTTTACATATAAATGGGACATGGGATAGTGTTTCTAACTCTAAAACAACAACTAAAAATATTTATTCAGATAGAAAAATCACGCTACCAAAAAGATGTCTTCAAATAATCGAAGAATATCCTTTAAAATATCCAAATAATAAAGTAAATAAAGATAACTATGTTTTTATTACTAAAGACCATAAGCCAATTAGATTGTCAGTTGTAAATAGTCGTCTTAAAAAAATAGATTCAGTTAAAAATCTAAGTACACATATTTTCAGACATACTCACATTGCTTTACTAACTGAACTTGGAATACCATTGAAGTCTATCATGGAAAGAGTGGGTCATAATAACCCTCAAACTACACTTTCTATCTATTCACACGTTACAGATAAGATGAGCAAAAATATAATTGATAAACTAAATGAAATAGACCTCTTAAATTAG